TCCATATACCCCTTGCCCATCGCCGCATCCAGCTGGGCACGGTTATCGTTCAGCGTCGAGGTCAGGCCGGAATAGGTCTGGCTGATGGCGTCCATGGCGCCTTTGTTTTCGATACCCATTTTCTCAATGATGAGCTTGGCGACCTCCTCGCCGGAATACGCCCCGTCGGAAATTGCCTTGTAGACGTCAGCTTTGGTGGCATCGGGGTTTTCGCGCTGCATATCCTCCAGCAGGTAGTCCAGCACGTGGATATTGCGCTCCATCAGTGGATTCAGGTACTCCAAACTCGCCTTATCGGTGGAACTCATGCGCCCAAGATAGGTTGCAATCGCCGTCAGATCAGCACCGGACAGCCCCGTTGCCGAACCGGCGTCGCCGATGGCCTGCATCCAGCCAATCTGCTGCTTGCTGTCTTTAATGCCATAGTTCATCAGCGTTTGAGACATACTGGTCAAATCCCCAAAAGAAAACGGCGTCACAGCGGCAAAGTCCTGCAGTTCATCAAGCCAGTCTGAAGCCGCATCCTTATCCCCCAGCAGCGTCGCAAAAGCAAGGTCGGTGACTTCGCGATTTGCTGCTGTGGCTGTGCCGCCGGTAAGGGAATTCTGCATTTCCGCCCAGCTGTTTTCATACTGATTTTGAACGATGCCTTTGAAATAGTCGTCGCGGCTGTTAAACTGGCCAATCGCGCCAGACGCCGCGCCCAGCAGCGAGCCGACGCCGGCCCCGATGGCTGTGCCAATCCCCGGCGCAATCATCGAACCGATGGCAGCGCCCGACGCGCCGCCGGAAAGAATCGACGAAAACATCGACGCGCCGTCGGAGCCGAAAGCTGACCCGACATAAGCGCCCGCCGCCTCGCTCAAAAGCGACCCGACCGCCTGTGCAGCGCCCGCGCCGGCGATCCGGGACATCAGCCCGCCGCTGTCCACGCTGCCGCTTAAAGAAAGCCCGCCGGAACTACTTTCAGCGCGATTGTCGTACTGCGAAAGCTTATCGTTGAGCTTCGAGAGATCACTTTCGGCGCTCCTCGCTTCTCTGGCGACACCGCGCAGCTCACGCTGCAGCCGGTCGTATTCTGCGCCAGCATCCGCCAGCCGTTTTGCTGACTCGTCGGTGTCGTCGAAAGCGCGCTTGGCCTCCTGGAGCGCCTTTTTGGCGCGCTCGGTGTCGACGGTCAGCTGCATTTTTCGCTTGGCCAGCTCGGAAAGCTTGCCGTCGGTGTCCTCGGCCTGCTTTTTCAGCCGCAGCAGCCCCTGGTTAACTTTGGTCAGCCCAGCCGTCGCGTTGTCTGAAACATAAAGGCTGATGCCGATACCCTCTGCCACGCCTTCACCCCCTCAGCGTTCTGACGATTTCATCTGCCCATTTGCCGGCCTCATCCAGCGCGATCCGCAGCGCTTCAGTCCGGCTTTTGGCGTAAAAATGCTTGCCCAGCACATAGCGCTTGCGAATCCGCGCACGGTACCCTTTGGCAAAGCCTGACGGCCGGCGGATCGCGTGGCCATTCTCGACGGCATTGGTGATGGCGCCGTAGGCGTAGCCAGTCCTGTCCTTGCCCCTTCTCGGCCTGACCGCCGCATAGCCGCCGCCAGAGCCGACCGCGGCCTCCTGCATCCCGGCAATCCTGCCGCTGCCGCTAATCTCCCCCTGCACCTTTTGGAGCAGCCGCTCGGCAATCCGTCCGTGCATTTCCCGGCGGCGGTCGGGATTATCGTCGATGACGGCCTGAATGCGTTTTTGCAGCCCGTCAAGGCCGGTGAGCTGCACCGCCCCCATCAGTAGTCGACCTCGTCAAGATAATCGTAATCGGTAAAAGTAAACGGGGCCTCAACGTTTCCGGGGCTGCCCGCCTCCCAGTCCATCAGGGTGAGGTCGTCAAAACTGACGTTTTTCAGCCGTACCCGTTCGTGCCCGAAGGAATCGGGGTCGGCAAGCTTTAGGATAATCGTAAAACGGATGTCCCGTCCGTCCCGAATCGCTTTGCCGATGACCTGCCCCATCCGGGAGTTGACCTTTCGCATCCCCAGCGAGCCGGTGCCTTTGTAGCTGGTCACCTTGACGTCGACGCCCATCTGGCCGCACATCGGGATTTCGGTTTTGTTGTAGCTCACTTTAGCAGTCGCTTTGTAGACTTCAGCAACCAATTCGTTATCCAGCCAGCACTGGCCCCAGGTGCCGCTCATTATCCGGCTGGATTTGTCCAATATTCCCATTAATCATCACTCGTCCTTTCAATTTCAAGCTCGTTTTTATAGATCTCCAGCTGATGCACAACCATCACGCGATACTGCTCGTCCTCAATTTCCAGCAGGTCGCCGGGGATGCAGCGCACCGCTTTCGGCGTCACTGCCACTAGCCGCGCACGGCTTTCAACGTGGCTGTTTTCGTCACTGCTGCCCAGGTATTTTTCGGTAAGGCAGCAGGGGAAGCTGCCAAGCTGCTCGGTTGTCTGCTCCGGCCTGTTCAGATCCCCCAGCGCCACCCTCCTGCGATAGTGCAGCGCAATAACCGGCGTCACTCTCGCCGCCTGCACCCGGAGATAAACCGGTGCCGCCCCCTCGCGAGCAATATCTGTCAAAAAGTAGTGCTGCTCCCGCCAAAGGATGGCGTCATGGAGCGTCAGCCCGCGCTCTCTAAGCAAAAACTCCGCGCCAGCCGTCCCAATTCCAACTTTGGAGAAAAGGTTTTTCCGGCCGGTTTCTTTGGCCGACAGCCAGACGCCGCAGCGCTTCTCCCAGCGCAGGTCAGCTTCGCCGGCCAGCCGCAGTACCGCCGCACGCTCCCGTAATTTTCCCGGATTCACCTGCTCACCTCCGCGTGAGTTTTTACCTCGTCTATCAGCGGCAGCCCAGCGTCCGGGTCAAAGCCGACCGGCTCTCTAAGCGTGACCATCAGATCGACGTAGCTTTCGCCCTCGCCCTGGCCGCCCTCGGACGCTTTGACCGGCAGCATCCGCTCTCCCACCGGCAATATTTCCAGCCGGAACAGCTCCATTACCTGCTGCTGGTGGTCAAGGGTGAGCATCATGCTGCCCTTACGGTTGGGGTTCTGCTTTTCGCGGATAGTAATGGTCAAATAAATGTCGCTTTCGTCAATGACGATGTTCAGCCGGCGGCGGCGCACCGTCAGCAGTTCGCAGAGCAGCGAAGGTCTCGTAAACCCCTGGTCGAGCTGCTCAATCTGCACCGGCCAGTCAGGGAACCCCGCCGCCAGCTTCGCTGCAACGGCATTGAGAATATCAGTGATCTTCACGTTCCTCATCCTCCAGCTGCAGGAAAGCCAGCAGCGCGTGCTTTTCGCCCTCAGGCAGCCGCCAGAAATCCCCCGGCAGGATTTTATACTCCCGGAAAAGCCGGTACATCAGCGCCGCCTCGCCGCCTGCCCTTACTTTTTTTTAACCTCTTCCAGCACAGCGCGGCGGTAGCCCGACAGCTTTTCAACCTCGCGGCAGAGGTCGTCAATCTCGCCCGGCAGCAGCATCTTTTTGAGCAGCTCCGCCGGCGTTGCAGCGCCGTAATGGTCGAGCAGCCGCTGGTCCTTGAGGTTGGGGCTGACAACCCCTTCCAGCAGGATAAACAGCGGCTGTTCGGGGTTGTCCATCCGTTTCAGCTCGGCGGCGCGGCTGTAGCCAAGGCTATGGAGCGTAAACACAACGGCTTCCTCCCCCTTGGGGGACAGCCGCTTAATTTTGACTTCTTTTTCCTCTCTGGGCGAGACCGGCTCGCGGGAAAGCAATAGTTCCAATACATCAGTTTCCATAAGATTCTCCTCCGCCCTGTTCCAGCTGAAGCTGAATAAGCATTGACTGCACGACAGCCTGCCGTTTATCCTCTTTGTCAACGGCAAAGCTTCTGGTTTCATACATCGTCGAAACCAGAAACGCCGTCAAAATATCCGCCCTGGCGCTCTGAGGATACGCGCCCACTGCCGCAGAGATATATTCTTCAGCGGCTTTTATCAGCAGCTCCAAATAAGCGTCGTCCTCGTCGGTATCCACCCGCAGGATGTTTTTAATCTGTTCCAGCGTAACCATTTAACCCTCCTGCTGCGCCAAAAACTCGGCAACCAGTTCCGCTTTTTTCGTTTTAGTCAGGGTATAGCCCCGTTCTGCTGCCAATGCCCGGATTTCAGCAATCGTCATATTATCCAGGGCATTAGCAGTCAGAGGTGCAGGCCGGGCAGCGGAAGCCCGGCCCTTTTCGGCGCTATACCCAATTACCCCTGGGCAATTTTGCCGCGGACAACCGCCTTATCGTCAATCACCTTGCAGTCCAGCCGCTCAATCGCCCGCCAGATAGTCAGATCCTTTTCAAAGGCATCCATTCCAACATTTGTAGAAGTTACCGTCAGACCCTTGCGGACAAAAAGCCGCACCGCGCTTTTCAGATCGCCAACAATAAAGGGTATATTGCCCGCTTCAGAAGCGAGGGTCGCGTTGCCCAATACCTTAACCGGATACCCAAACAGCCGATATTGGGTGGGGTTCTGGACATCCGGCGTCAGCAGGTAGCGCCCATCGGAATCTTTCAGGGTGTCTAAGTACTGCAACCCGTCCTGGTTGGTGATGATAGAGGTGAAGGGAAGGAATGCCCGGTCAAGGGTGACGTTCAGCGTCTTTTTCAGGTCGTCAATTCCTGTCCAGTTTTCTTCGGTACCAATAGTTTTGACAGCGTTT